GATGGCGACGTGGCGCGGCCGGAAGTCTGGGAGGATCTGACGGACCTGCTCGGGCGGTCGTGGCCGCACGTGTCGGGCGCGGAAATGAGGCTTGCCCGGCTGGCGGTGGATACGGGCGACGGCCTTTATACCGACGCCATCTATGGCTGGGTGCGCCGGATGGGGCGCGGGCAGGTGCTGGCAGTCAAGGGCCGCGGCGGCTTCGATCGGTCCATGCCGGTGGACGGCCCGTCCTACGTCGACGTGTCGGAAGGCGGCCGCAAGATCAAGCGCGGCGTGCAGCTGTGGAATGTGGTCGGCGCGGTTTTCAAGTCGGAGACCTACCGCTTTCTGCGCTTGTCGCGCCCGACAGACGAGGAGCTGGAGGACGGGGCGTCGTTCCCGGCGGGCTACATCCATATCCCGCGCGGCGGCGTGACGGCGGAATGGCTCAAGCAGCTTACCGCCGAGCAGCTCGTCTCGATCAAGACGAAGCAGGGCTATCAAAAGCTCGAGTGGCAGAAGATCCGGGATCGGAACGAGGCGCTCGACTGCCGGGTGTATGCGCGGGCCGCCGCCTGGCTCATGGGGATCGACCGCTGGGATGACCGGCGGTGGGAGGAATTGGAGGCGCAAATCGACGCTGGCCGCAAGGGGACGCCTGCCGGCGTGCGGAATCGTCCGGCGCAAGCCGCGGCCCGCCGGGAGTCGTCCTGGCTGGGCGGGCGGCCACGAGGGAGCTGGTTTTAATGGCGTACACGCAAGCGCAGCTCAATGCGATCAAGGAGGCGTTCGCCTCGGGGACGCTCACGGTCGACTATGACGGGAAGCGCGTCACCTACCGGTCGCTGCGGGAAATGAAGGAAATTATTGCCACCATCGAGGCGGAGCTGGCCGGTACGGGCCAGGACAAGCGCCCGGTGGCGGGATTCGTGCGGTTTTCGAGGGGCTGATCGGACATGGCAAAGGCTGGCCAGAACCACAGCGGTGTCCGCTGGGGGTTGATGGATCGTGCCCTGGCGGCGGTTGCGCCTCGCGCGGCGGCGAAGCGCTATGCGGCGCGCGTGTCGATCGCCAATCTTCGGCGGGCCTATGAAGGCGCGCAAAAGAGCCGTCTCACGGCCGGCTGGCGCACGGCAAGCACGGCGGCGGATGCGGAGATTGCGGCCGCCGGCGCGCTCCTGCGCGACCGCATGCGGGATCTCGTGCGCAACAACGCGCTAGCGGCGCAGGCGGTGCAGGTGCTCGTCAACAACATTGTGGGTTACGGCATCCGGCCGCGCGCGGCCTCCGGCAATAAGGCGGTCAACAGGCGCGTCGACCGTCTGTTCGAGCAGTGGTCGAAGCGCTGCGATGCCCACGGCCATACGGATTTCTATGGCCTGCAGGTGCTGGCGGTGCGGGAAATGATCGAGGGCGGCGACCTATTCGCCATCAAGCGGCCGCTCCGGGCGTCGGAAGCGAGGGGCGGCGTGCCGCTGCAGATCGAGCTGCGGGAGGCCGATCATCTCGACGACTCGAAGTGGCTTGAGGAGGTTTCCGGCCGTCGCATCAAACAGGGCATTGAGTACGACGAGCAAGGCCGGCGGGTCGCTTATTGGATGTTCCGGGAGCATCCCGGCGATCGGCTGCTTATGCTCTCGCCGCGCAATGAGTCGGTGCGTGTGCCGGTGGACATGGTCGCGCATCTGTTCGAGCGGCAGCGCGTGCAGTCGCGCGGCGTGCCGTGGGGTGCGCCTGCCATGACAGCCTTGCGGGATCTGGGCGACTGGCAGCTGGCGGAGATGGTCCGCAAAAAGACGGAGTCATGCCTGGTTGGTGTCGTCATCGGCGACGAGGAAGGCCAGATGAGCGTGACGCCGACCGTGGTCGATAGCTCGGGCAAGACGATCGAGCAGTTCGAGCCGGGCCTTATCGCCTATGCGCGGGGCGGCAAGGATATTAAGTTCAATTCGCCGTCCGCCACGCCGGGGATCCGCGAATGGAATCTTGTGCAAATGCACATCATCGCGGCGGGTTTCCGCGTTCCCTACGCGCTAATGACCGGGGACCTGTCGCAGGCGAATTTTTCCTCGAGTCGCGCGGGCCTCAATGAATTCCGGCGGATGGTCGAGCAGGTGCAGTGGCAGACCGTGATTCCGATGCTGCTGGACCGGATCTGGGGCTGGTTCATCGAAGCGGCCTTCACCGCTGGGCTCATTCCGACCGCGGAGGTTCCCGCCGAGTGGTCTCCGCCGCGGTTCGAGTCGGTCAATCCCTGGCAGGACGCGCAGACCGATCTGCTCGAAGTGCGGGCCGGCTTCTCGTCGGGACCGGAGATGGCGGCGAAGCGCGGCTATGACTGGCGCGCCATCCTCGAGGAGCAGGCCGAATATATCCGGGAGGCCGAGCGCCTCGGCCTGGCGGTGGCATGCGATCCGCGCCGGGTGACGGATCAGGGTCTCGCGCAAAACAGGGATCCGCTCACCGTCGACGGTGACACGGGCGAGGCCGCTCCCGCAAGCGGCGGCGAAGAATAGGGGTTTGCAGACATGCCTGAGAAGATGATGGACCTGCCCATGATGGGGCGGGCCGCCGAGGTGCGTGCGGATTCCATCGACCTGGAAAAGCGCACCATCGAGGTGGTGTGGACCACCGGGGCGACCGTGCAGCGCGTGCGCTGGGAAGGCTGGGATGCGGTCGAATACGACGAGGAGCTGGTCGTTTCCGACAATTCGGTGCGCCTCGAGCGGCTCAATTCCGGCGCGCCGTTCTTGAATGCGCATTGGGCATGGGATGCCGGAAGCGTGATCGGCTCGGTCGTGCCGGGCTCCGTCCGCCTCGAGAGCGGGAAGGGCTACGCCACCATCCAGCTTACGAGCGCGGAGGATGTACAGGGGATAGTGCATCGCATCCTCGAGAAGACGCTGCGTTTCGTGAGCGTCGGCTATCGCGTCCACAAGTACGAGATCGAGAAGCGGGAGGGGCAGCGCGAGCTGTGGCGCGCTGTCGATTGGGAGCCTCTGGAAATTTCGGCCGTGCCCATTCCGGCCGATCCGGGAGCGTCCGTGCGGTCTGGCAAGGGCAATGACCAGCCGCCGGCGCTGAATCCGTGTGTCCTGATCCGGCAGGACGATGGCGCCGCGCCCGCCGCGGCTAATGTGGAAAAGGAGCAGACAATGTCTGGAAAGAAGGATCAGGCGGCGGCCGATAAGGAGCGCCGCGAAGATGCGGACGTGGAGGTCCGTGGCGCTCCGGCGGCGCCTGCGGCCAGCGAGCCGGCAGATTCGCCGGCGGTGGACGTGGAAGCGGTCCGTGCTGAGGAGCGCAACCGCGTCTCGACCATCACCAGCCTGTGCGCACGCCATGGGCTCGACGATGCCTTCCGCGATGACCTTATTCAGCGTGGCGTCGGCATTGAGCAGGCGCGCGCGGCAATCCTCGACAAGATCGCCGAGCGGGATCCGCTGGGCGGCCGCCGGGCCGAGCCCGTGCCGGCGATGGCACGCGATGAGCGCTCGGGCGTGGAGTACCGGAACGCGCTCACGAATGCGCTCCTGCATCGCGCTGGCACGCCGGGCGTCGAGCTGACCAACGATGCCCGCGAGTTCCGGGGCATGTCGCTGATGGAGCTGGCGCGGCAGGCTCTCGAGCGCTCGGGCGTCAACACGCGCGGCATGGTCCGCATGGAGATCGCCGAGAAGGCGCTGGGCCAGGTGCAGGTGCGCTCCGCTGGCTATCACGCCACGGGCGACTTCCCGGCGGTGCTTGCGAATGTCGGCAACATCACGCTGCGTCGGGCCTATGAGACCACGCCGCGGACCTTCACGGCCTGGGCGCGCCGCGTGACGCTCACGGACTTCCGTCCAGTCGACCGCGTGCAGGTGGGCACCGCGCCGGCGCTCGAGAAGGTGCTCGAGGGCGCTGAGTTTAAGTACGGCACCTTTGGCGAAGCCAAGGAAACCTACGCGCTGGCCACCTACGGCAAGATCGTTGCCTTCACGCGGCAGATGCTCATCAACGATGATCTGGGTGCCTTTACCCGCGTTGCGTCCGCGTTCGGCGCCCGCGCCGCGCAGCTCGAAGGCGACGTGGTCTATGCCATCCTCATCAACAATCCGACGATGTCGGATGGCAAGCAGTTGTTCAGTGCGGATCACGGCAATTCCGGCAGCGCTGCGGTGATCGACGAGGCGGGCCTGACCGCTGCGTTCGAGGCATTCGCCAAGCAGACGGGCATCGACGGTGAGCCGATCGACGTCTGGCCGGAGTTCATCATCGTTCCGCCCGGCCAGCGCGCGCTCGAGGCTCGCAAGATCCTCACCGCCACCACGCCGAGCAGCACGGAGGACGTCAACGTCTACGCCGGCCGGCTGCAGGTGGTCGAGGAGCGCCGCCTGTTCCCGTCGAACGGCCAGGCGCCATGGTTCCTCGCGGCCAATCCGAACATCGTCGACACCGTGGAGTATGCCTACCTGGACGGCCAGGAAGGCGTCTACACCGAGACCCGCAATGGTTTCGAGGTGGATGGCGTCGAAATCAAGGCTCGCCTTGACTTCGCGGCGGCCGCCATCGACTGGCGCGGCCTCTACAAGAATCCGGGCGCTGCTCCGAGCAATTAAGGGCAGCACGACGAGCTGCGGGCGGGCCGATGGTCCGCCCGCTTCCTTTCACGCGGCTATGAGGAGCTAATCCGATGAAGAATTACATCGCTGCAGGGGACGTCATCGAATATACGCCGTCCGGCGCTGATGTCGCTTCTGGCGACGTGGTGGTGATCGGCACCATCGCTGGTGTTGCGGTCAATGACATCAAGGATGGGCAGTCCGGCCCGGTGAAGCTCACGGGCGTCTACGCTCTGCCGAAGGCCGGTTCCCAGGCTTGGACCGTTGGTGCGGCTGTCTATTGGGACGCCGGCAACAAGCAGTGCACGACCGATCCCGAGGACAACGTTCTGCTCGGCATCGCTGTTGAGGCGGTGGGCAGTAGCGCCACGGAGACGGTCGGCAAGGTCCGCCTTAATGGCGTTGGCGGTCTCGGCACCGCCGTGGATCCGGCAACGGCCTAATTGGGGGCTGTCATGAATGCCTTTGCCGCCGGCATCAATGCGATTTTCGCGGATCCGCATGTGGCGCGGGACGCGGTCTATCGCGCCGGCGGCAATGGCGCGGGCACGCTGGTGCGCGTCATCTTCCGCGCGCCGGACCGGATGGCCGATTGGGGAGAGGGCCGGTACGTGACGGACACGGTCTTTATCGACGTTCGCGTGTCCGATGTGCCGGTGCTCGAGGCGGGGGATACCTTCGAGATCGAGGGGCAAGTGTTCGAGGTGCGCTCGGATCCGGTGCGGGATCGCGAGCGCCTGTGCTGGGCGGCGGAGGCGCGCCAGCTGTGAAATTCAAGGTTACGGTCGAGGGCGACCTCGAGCGGATTCTCGCCGAGGAGGTGCGGGAAGGCGAGCGGGGCATCAAGCGGGCCGTGACGGTGGCGGGCCAGGGCCTGCAGCGGGACTGGCGGGCTCAGATCTCGCGCGCCGGGCTCGGGCAGCGTCTGCCGCGGACCATCCGCATGCGGGCCTATCCCACGAATGGGGAATCGCTGAATTCGGCGGCGCTGGTGTGGTCGAACGCGCCGGAGATCATCGGCACGTTCGAGACGGGTGCCGTCATCCGGTCGAAAGACGGTTTCTGGCTGGCGATCCCGACGCCGCTGGCGGGCACAAAGGGGCTCGGCAGAAAGCGCATCACGCCGGGCGGATGGGAGCGCCGCACGGGCATGCGGCTGCGCTTCGTCTATCGGCGCAACGGGCCGAGCCTCCTGGTGGCGGACAACACGCGCATCAACGCGCGCGGCCGAGCGGTGCCGAGCCGGGCGAAGCCCGGGCGCGATGGCATCCGCAAGGGGGCCGCGACGTCGATCATTTTTTGGCTGGTGCCGCAGGTGACGCTCCGTAAGCGGCTTGATCTCATGAAGGCGGCGGACGATTGGGCGGCGGCGCTTCCTGCGATCATCACGCAATACTGGCGGGACTGATATGGCCGAATCCTACATGGAGCAGGTGCTCAAGGCGCTTGTGGCGCAGATCGAGCAGGCGGCGCCCGCTGGCGTGGAGGTGCTGCGGAACGCCATTCTGCCGACGCGCATCCCGGCAAAGGGGCTCGTCATCGTGCGCGACGGGGATCCGGGCGAGCCGGAGGTGCTCATGTCGCCGCCGTATTACTACTACGAGCATGTGGCCGAGGTGGAGATCATCGTCGACCGCCCGGCTGGGGTGCAGGACACGGTTTTCGACGAATTGAAGCAGGCGGTGGGCGCGGCCATCGAGGCGGACAGGACGCTCGGCGGCCTCTGCGATTACGTGATCGGGCAGGCGCCCGCGCCGATGCTGCTGCCGATCGACGGCGGCGAAGGGTTCAAGGCCGCCACCATTCCGGTGGTGCTGATGTACGGGTCGCCGGACCCTCTGCGCTAAAGGAGACTTGCGAAAATGGCACGCGAACAGGGCGCGCGGACGCAGCTGGCGGCCGCGTTTGAGACCATCTATGGCCAGGCGCCGGTGAGCGGCTTCACCAGGCTGCCTTTCGCCTCGATCACGCTGGGCTCGGAGCAGCCGCTGCTTGCTAACGAGCTATTGGGCTATGGCCGGGATCCTCTGCCGCCCATCAAGGATGCGGTGACCACGGAGGGCGATATCGTCGTGCCGATTGACGCCATCGCCTGGGGCATCTGGCTGAAGGCGGCTTTCGGCAATCCGACCACGACGGGCGCCTCGAAGGCCGAGGGCACGATCGTCTTTGCGGAAAATCCCAGCAATGGCGACACGATCACGCTGGGCGGCAGCACGTGGACGTTCGTCTCGTCGAGCCCGAGCGGCAATGAGACGGAAATCCAGGGCAGCCTCGAGGACACGCTCGACGAGCTGGTCGCGGATCTCAATGCCTCGCTGGATCCGAATGTCTCCAAATGCACGTATTCGGCCGAGGACGGCACGACGCTGATAATCGTTTATGCCACGGAAGGCGCGGAGGGGAATGCCTTCACGATCGCCGCCAGTGCGGCCACGGCTTCCGGCGGCGCGCTCTCGGGCGGCACGAGCGAGCACGTATTTGAAAGCGGCGAGTGGCAGCTGCCGTCGCTCTCCATCGAAAAGCAGATGCCGTCCATCCCGCGCTACGAGATGTTCACGGGGTGCATGGTCAATTCGTTGTCGTGGCAGATGCAGCGCGCGGGCCTGCTCACGGCGACGGTCAATATCGTGGCGCAGGGCGAGACGCCGGACGACACGAGCCAGGCGGGCTCGGTCGGCGATATCGTGCTCAAGCGGTTCGGGCACTTCAACGGGGCCATCAAGCGCAACGGTGTTTCGCTCGGGAATGTGGTCTCTGTCGAGATCACCTATTCCAACAATCTCGACCGCATTGAAACTATCCGGAACGATGGCCGCATCGACGGAGCCGATCCGGCGATGGCCGCGCTCACGGGCAACATGGTTGTTCGGTTCGCGGACGATGCGCTGTTCGACCAGGCCATCAACGGCGAGGCGTGCGAGCTGGAGTTCGCCTATCAGCTCGGCAATGCCGAATTCTCGCTGGTGGCTCATGCCGTCTATCTGCCGCGGCCGCGCGTGGAGATCACCGGCCCGGGCGGCATTCAGGTCACGTTCGAGTGGCAGGCCGCGCGGGATCCTGTCGCCGGCAAGATGTGCACGGCGAAGCTCATCAATGAAGTCGAGAGCTACTAAGGGGGGATAATGGTTCGCCTCAATCTGTCCAGCGAGCCGCGCTGGATCACGCTTATTGACGGCGCGGACGCCGGGAGGCTCGGCGTCGAGCCCGTCGAGGTGCTCGTGGAGCCGATCACCACGGCGGTGATGTATTCCGTCCGCCAGGAGGTGCGGGAAAAGCACGGGCTCGATCCGGATCAGGATCTGGGCGAAGGCGCCACGGAGTCGGTGGCGCTGCAGCTGGATTTTCACAAGGCGCTGGCGGCGCGGATCATCCGTGACTGGCGCGGCGTGCTGGACGAGAACGGCAAGCCGGCGAAGGTTACGCCGGAGACTTGTGCGGCGCTCATGGACATCATGCTGGTCTATGAGGCGTGGGTGATGAAGGTGTTCGCGCCTTACATCGGGCTGGTGTCGGAAAAAAACGGCTTCGCGCTCTCGCCGAATGGCACTTCGGCGGGGGCGACCAATACTGCGCAGCCTGCCCGAGCGAATGCGAAGAATGCCCGGCAAAGCTCAACGCGCCGCAAACGCTAGAGGGCTGGCAGGTCTGGGATCTCGCTCTGCGGCTCGGGGGGCAGGTCCGTTTTATCTCCGGGCTTAAGCCGGTGATGGTCGGATGGGACATGGGCGCCGCCATGCAGATGGCGGCGGCGCTGGGCTACTGCCTTTTCGCGGTGGCCGAAATCCTCCCGGAGATCGAGGTGATCCGGGTCAAGAAATTTAACGAGTTGCTGGAAAGGGACGATGGCGGAGAAGCGCGTTTCGGTTCGCCTGGCGGTGGTTGACGGCCGCGTGCTCAAGGACGAGCTGGCCGCCATCGGCCGTGAAGGGCGCGCCGCCTTTGACACCATCGAGACCAGCGCGCGCCCGGCCAGCGCGGCCATCGACGAGGTCAACGCGCGCGCCGGGTCCGCGGTGGTCGCGCTCGAGAACCTGTCGGCAAAGGCGGCGCAGACCGCCACGAGCCTGCGCGCCGCTGGCGCTGGGGCGC